GGCTCACGTTGTTGCCGAGCGCGCTCACGAGTTGATCGAGGGTGGTGATGGTCATTTTTAGGCGTTCCCGTCCGTGAGCGTGAACCCGGTCACGTCGAACTGCTGGCCGACTGCAACGTTCGTGTTGTTCACGATCATGTCGCCACCGCCGCCGGTTGCCGTGACCGTGCCTTGCATGTGACAGGTCGTGCCGGCGCTGTCCATGATTTCAAAGTGGCCCATCGTACCGGCAGCGTCGGCAGCCAAGTCCTGCCATGTCCCAGAGAGCGCCTTGGAGCCGCCCGAGGCGGCAGCCATCCAGTCGGAGGGCAGGTTGACCGTGGCGAGAACCGTTCCGGTGCGCGCAGCAGCACAAGACGCAGGCGGTGCGCCCGTGCGGACGCGAAGAATCGCGGATGCGCCCGTAACGGTCTCAAAGGCGTCTAGCCGCGCGTTTCGCACGGCGACGGAAAACTGGATCGGCATGATTTAGGCGTCCTGCTGCGGCGCAAGGCCGATCATTCGGCCCTCCGCGTCTCGGATGATTTGCAAGGGCGGCGGCGGGGCGTTGCCACGCTCAGCCATCGCCCGTACCTGTTCGGCCAGCGCCTGCACGGCCTCGATCACGGGCGCGATGCGCTGGTCTGCGACTGCTCCGGCGATCTCGCCACCGAGACTAATGGGCAAGCCAAGCTTCGCGGCCTCAATGCGCTCGCGGCTGGCAATCTCGCGCTGGTGTTTGGCGTCGTCGGCGGCGATCTTCTCGCGCTCGATCTGCAACTTGACCATGTTGTCCTGCGCCGCGCGCTCGTTCGCCCCCTGAGCTTCGATTTGCTCCGCTTGCACAAGCGCCTGCGACTGCAGCACCGCATCCGGCGAAGGCTCAGGCGGCTGAGGCGGCTCATCCGGCTGGTCATCCGGCGGCGGTGCGGTGAAGAACTGGCCGGCATCGCGGAAGCCGTTGACCTCCACGAACCGCGTCAGCGCGTTGTAAGCGTTGGCCGGCGAGACGATGCCTGGAATCAGCGCCGCCACCTTCTCCTGCAGCGCCATGATCGCGTTGAGGCCAGAAAGCTGCGTCTGGCGGCTCATTGAGCCCATGCCGACCGACACGCTCAGGCGGTAGCGGGTGTGCCACTCGCGCGGGTTCAGCGCCAGCCAGCGCCCGTTCACCCGAAGCTGTAGTTCTCGGTCTTGGTACTGGCAAAGCGCCTTGAGGATCAGCCGATACAGGCGCTTGAAGCCCGTCTCGGCCAGCACACGCGCCATCAGCTCCACCCGCTGCATCGCCGAGGCCATCATTTCCTGCGCGCCCTGCGAGCCGATGCTGGTATCTCCGATGGCGTTTCCACCCAAACCCTGGTTGAACTCGGTGACACCCGAGCGCGCGTCGCGCACGCGGTTGAAATAGTTGATCAGCTCCAATCCCTGCGCGCCGATGCTGGGGATCACCAAGTCCCGAACAGCGTCAAGGCTGTTGGTTTCCACAACCCCCCCGGGCGAAGGGTTCATGAGCGCATCAAGGTCAACGCCGCCATTACGCTGCACCAACCGCTGCGGGTTGTTCACCAAATAAGCGTTGTCCAGCACCTGACGGGTGATCGCCGTCTTGATGCGAACGATGTCCTTGAGCAGGTCGTGAAGGCCGAGGCCAATCACCCGGTACGGCATCAGGATCGGCGAGAACACCGCAAAAGGATGGTCGTCGGCCACCTCGTTGACCAGCACGACGCCGCCCGATTTCATGATGTGGCGATATTCGGCGATGCCGTCTCCGTCCAAGTCGGCCATCAGCCAGCAATCGACAATCTCGATCTTGCGCTGGCTATCGTCGCCGTCATCCACGGTCGTGGGGTCCCAGCCTTCGCGCCGGTAGCGCTCTGCGCGCTCGCCTGTGCGATCCGTGCCCAGCGTCGGCAGGGTCTCGACCAGCGCGGGCGCAAAGCCCATGCCGATGAGGTCGCTGGCGGTGACATTGGAGGGCTCGTGCGCGATGAATCGCGGACGGTCAACGCTGCGCGCGTCGCGGCTGATCCGAAATTCCTCCGGCGGCACGCCGTCGATCCGGTACTCCTTCCGCCCTTCGACGCGCTTCACTCGCACGTCGAACAATTGCGCCGGCTCGCCCGTCATAGGGTCAAGAGTCGCCTGATAGCTCGGCGAGACCTCCTCGACCGTGATTGACGGATCGACCGCCAGCGCCTCAAGCGCCAGCATGTCGAGGCCGCTGTAGCGCTCTTCGCGCTCTTCGCTGACCTGTTCGCACCACACCTTCAGCACGCCAATCCGCTGAATCAGGCACGTCTTGATAGCGTCGTGGATCAGGGTAAAGCCGGGATTGCGCTCCCATAGGATGTGCGAACAAGCCGCCGTGGCGTCCTTAGTCGCATCCTCTTCGCCCGGCCTGTCCGGCTCGAAACGCACAACCTCATCCGATCCGGTGAACAGGCGCATGAGGCTCGGCATCGACCACTCGACCGCCTCCATGAGGTCGCGCGAGACGACGGACGAGCGGTTGTCGATATCCGGCGGCGCAAGGTCGCCCTCAGGCAAGCCGTAGTAGTAGTCCAGCGCCTCCGCGCGCTCTGCGGCCACGGTGTCGTCATAGCCGAGCGCGTCGGTCAGTTCGCCATCGATCAGCGTGACGATCTCGCCTTCGCTCAGGCCGCGCGAGGCGGGCGCGTCGTCGGCGTCGAGGATGGGGTCGATCATCGGATGCTCAGGCAACGCCAAGGCGCGGCGCGCTTCTGCGCGGCCCGCTGCTCGGCATGTGGGAGTTGCTCAGGTAGTCAACGGCCATCAGCCCGAAGGCGTCAGCGCAGTGACTTGACCAATCGTGATTCGGGCCTAGCCCGATGTTGCGTTTGTCGTCGCGCTTCTCGTGATACCAGCCAAGCGCCTCGCGCCCGGCCTCTGTCGGCGCATCGTTGAAGTAGACGGCTGGGAACATGCGTCGCGTCGCTTCAATGCGCCGTGCCGCCGCGCCCGCGCCCATGTTGGGGATAACCCGCGTCGCGAATCCTGCGGCCTGTAGCGCGCCTTCGTAGGTCACGCTGTGGACCTTCTCGGCGTTGGCTCCGTCGTGCGGAAGAACACACTCCGCGCGCTGATAGCCCTTGGATCGCAGCCAGTTGGCGTGCGCGTCAAGCGGCTGGCCAACGGCTTCGTAGTAGTCCAGCGCCCGCACCTGCGACCCGACGAACTGGACGATCCAGATGGCCGTCGCGTCAGCCCGCGCACCTGTGCCGCCGATGTCCCAATAGGCCCTCAGGCTCATCAGCGGGTCAAGCGAGACGACGCCGATGCGCCCCTGAGCCTTGGCGTCCTGTAGCTGACGCGCGTAGTACGCGCCAACCAAGATGCGCGCGTAGTCGCCTTCCCAGACGTGGGCGTAGTTCTCGGGGTCTGCCGCCAAGTCGGCGAGGCGGTCGCGCTCCAGCTTGGCCGGGAAGCGCGGATTGTCGCGCCAGTTCAGCTCCACGACCTTGATGCGGGCCTCGGCGGCCTGGCGGAATCGGCGCTCGACGGGTGCCGCCTTCCGCTTCGGGTTCCACGTCACCCACAGCTCGGCGTTCCAGTCATCGCCTTCCTCGCGCAGCGTCGGGATCAACGTTGACCAAGCCGACTCCGTGACCGGCTCAGCCTCATCGACCCAGCACAGCAGGATTCGACCCTTGGACTTGATCGAGTCGATGCTCCGGTGAAGGCCCGCGAAGCTGAAGCTGACGCTACTGCAGCGCGTGCGGACGTACTTCTCGCCCACCTCGTAGAAGTCCGCAAGGAAGGGTTCGTCCTGAATCGCCCGCTTGACCTCCTCCAGCGAAGAGTCCTCTAGCGAGTTCATGAACTGACGCGCACAAAGGATGATCCCCCTGTGGCCGGCCATGGCGTGCCGGTAGCCCTCCACTGCCGCCATCTTGGCGAAGCTGCGCGTCTTGCCCGAACCTCGACCGCCGTATGCACCCCGAACGTCAGCCGGCCCAGCGAACACCGGGATCAGCTTGGCGGGCAGCTCAACCCTTGCCGTCGTCAAGCGGCACCAGCTCAATCCGCGTCACGCCAATTGCCACTGGCCCGCCGCCGTCGCCGACGTGCTCCGTCCGCGCCAGCTTTGGGATGTGGTACTCGGCAGCCTTAAGCGCCAAGTCGAATGCCTTGGCGGGGTCTTCCGTCGCCACTTGCTCAAGCCAGCCGGCCATCTTTGGCGCGGCAAGCTCCATCATGGCGGCGATGGCTTCGCGGGCGGTCTTGGTCGCCTTGTTGGGCACGCCCTTCTGGCGGCCTCCGGTCTTCGCGCCCTTAGCCATGGCGTCTACTCGGGTCTACTTTATCCACAGGTGCAACTCCCACCGGCTCCCTCTCGGGTTGGCCGCTTGGTCAGGGTGGTTTGCGCTCCCCGAAGGGTTGGCGCTGATAGATGCCCGCAGGCACGCAGCGGCGTCCGGTGCATTACTCCGGCGCAGGGGAAAGGGGATGCTGCGTCTTGCCCGCTGCGTCTCCCGACGGGGCGTTGCGGGACTGGAAACGAAAAAGCCCCGCCGGATGGCAGGGCTCAAGATGCGTTGGCCGCTTCGTCAGCACGGCTACTGTGCGCCATTCTCAGGGTATTTCGTCCGGACGCAAGCCCCTACGCGACCTGTTGACGGAACAACGCTCCGGCAACGAAGGCCTTGGCCTGCGAGACGTATTCGTAGTACCCCGTGCGGGACATTCCGAGCCCGATGCGGCGCATCATCTGCAGGCGCTGGTCAATGCCGATGTTCGGGCGGTAGTAGTCGCACCGCAACGCGCGCACGTGACGGAACCAGCCGGACGCCTCCATCCCGCGCACGATGCTCTCCACCTCATCCGCTCCGGTTTGGATCGGGACGGGGACGTACCCGCGCGAGTTCGGCACGAAGCCCTTATGGTCGATCAGCGTCTGCAGCAGGTTTTGGCCGGACCAGCCGATGCCGGGGCCGTTGCCCTCGCCGTACTCTTTGGCCCACGCCACCAGCCGGGCCTCCAGCTCGTCGTTTCGTGCGGTCATGTTCCCCTCCCCGCCCTTCGGGCCTCTGCGGTCTGCACCAATGCGTGCGGGTAGTGCTCGCACCCCTCACACCTCCACCCCTCCGCCATCGTCACGCGGGCGGCGGCCAGTTGTCGGCTCTGCTCGCCCTCGGCCAACTTGCGGTAGGCCTGCGCCATGCTGCGGTGGTGCTGGCCGGCGGCGTCCAACTCGTCGTCGGTCATACCCTGCGGATCTGTGTTGGCTCTCATGCCCCCGTCCTCGCCTGCCACTCGTGCTTGAGGTCTTCCT